CGCCTTGCGGTAATGCACATCGCTCACGTTGTCCGCCCAGTAACGCAGCATCTTCGTAATGAACGCGATCACCACGTCACGGTTGCCACCCAGCAGGCCAGCATTCAGCAGCGTGTGGTTCGCATTGCTGCGCATGAATGATTGAAGGAAAGCAGCCGGGTGATGGTTGCGCATCCACGGACAGTCAACCTTCTCCGGTTCATCACCGGTGTAGAGATAAGCGCCCATGCTGTCGAATGGATTGTTGAGCATCTCCACGTCGGTACCATCGACACAAAAAACCCGACGCGTGGTCGGGTTCCGGTGGAGGTATTGAAGGATGCTTACCCATCGTTGCCAGTAAGGTGAAAGGCTGGTCTCAACCCTGATGTGCTGCACTGTGTCGCTGTCTGCAACATCGAAGCAGTCATGCAGGATCACCAGCTTCTGACCGCGCATTGAGTCAATCAGCGGTCGCAGTTCTTCATAGTCAGCCTTCCACGCTTCACCGCGCTGTGGGTCAGGTTGCCCAGTGAAGTAGGTGGTAATGATCACGTCTTCACCTGCTGCCGGTTTGTATGCCACGAACCGGTCACTGTCTCGGTTCGCCTCATAGATTGGCCGGTTGCGGGTGATCATCACTGAACGGTCAGGACCGGCAACTGTGGACTGAACTAACTGATGTTCGTCAGCAGACCAGAACAGGCCAGCGCTGTTCGTCACGTCGCTATAACGAAATGACGTCAGGCCAGCGTTATAAATTCGCTCGGACAGGTTCGGATGTTCCCAACCCCACTTACCGAACACCGGATCCATACCGCCGACAACATCGAGACAGATGCGCTTGAAGTACAGCATGCAGCCGCGCGCGTGTGACCAGGCGGTGATCTCGCTGTCCTGATAAATCTTGATGGTATCGTTAAGTTTGGTGCCGGTCGCAAAGTCCTGAAAGATGTACATCAGGTGCGGCTCATGGCTGGAGACGTATGGCTGATGCCAGTCTTGAACCAGCGGGTAAGTGTCGTCGTCAAACAGAAAGATATGATCGCAATCTTCCAGCAGCTCGAAGCACTTATTCTTTGCCGCGGCGATGCCCACGTTCCGCGCGAAACGAAAGGTTGCCTCTGGTGCCGGCTTATCACTCGCATCATCAACAACAACGATTTCAGCGCCAGCAGGTGCCAGACGTTTTATTTCCGCCAGCGTCTTACTGAACACGTCATAGCGGTTGTGTGTGGTGACCCCGATACCAATCTTTGTCATGTTAAATGCGCCGTGTAATCGCAGGGATTCGGCTTCCCGAACCGGTAAAGATGAAACAGGTAGACGCCGCGCGCTATTGCCAACTTACCGCCAGCGGCCCGCACTGCAACGCAGAACTGTTTATCGAAATAAATGGAACGCTGCTGAAACTTGATTTTCTGCCAGAGAGAAACGCGAAATAGCATCAGCATCCCGGCAACCACTTCTGGCGCTGGAAGTTCTACCAATTCGCCCCAGTGACGGCTTTCAAGCTCTTCGGCAATCTGCAGGTGAGCTCGAATATCCGGTTCATCGCTGAGTTGACCGCCATGCGTCTGGTATGGCGATCGGAGCCGGTTTGTCATACATCCGATCACATCGAATTCAGGATCAGCGCCAGCAATATCCGCGATTTGTTTCTGCTGCTGAGGTGTGAGGAACATCGTGTCAGCGTCACGAATACACACCCACGCATCAGCTGGTAGTCTTGATATTGAATCGTTGATCCCACCACCTATATCACCGGCTTTGAAGGGTGTTAGATAAAAGACGTGTAACACATAAGCTCCAATAATTATCCGCCAGTAGGCAAACCCCGAACCCAATTTGCACACAGACTCATACGGGGCGCCATCTAAAGTGACCTGTATATTGGCTCCAATAAAAAGCCCCGCAAATGCGAGGCTGAGATTTTTTTGTAATCAATCAACTTAATACTTACTGAGCTTGATTATTGTAATGCCAGCTTTCGGAGCCCATTCATTATATTCTGTAACCAGCTCTAATATTTTTTTCTCGAAAACTTTCAATTCTTCAAAATGCTTTTGCATCTTATCCAGATCTGTCGTTGTAACAGAGTTGTTGTATTGCCCATTTCCGTTTGCTTTAAAGCAGCTGGTCATGCGGCTATATTCCGTAAATCTATCACGTAATGCAGACTCTAACTGCTTACCTATATGCTGGCAGCGGCCCATCGCTTCAAAGTCTAGTTCAGACATCACAATCTCCTTTTCTTAATTGAAGATTGCAGATTACTCTTGTGAATTATATGAAGAAAGCATTATCACAGGCACTCAGTGAATGCCTGCTGTAATGCCTTAGCAGTCGCCATCTGGCTGCGCCACAGCACGGCACGCAGCCATGCATGCAGTTTGCATATCCGTTTTGGCGATCGCCAGCCAGCGCGGGTCCGCTCCATCACTGCGCAGTCTTTCTAAATGCGAGACAAATTGGCGGCTAAGCGCCTTCAGTGAGTTCATGTCGGCAATATCTTGCTCAGATAAGGTGCGGTAGCCTTTGACTGTGCTGCCGTCTTGCGGTTTTGCTTCGCTCATCAATCATTCCTTTATCAGTTAATTTTGCAACGCTTCTGGGCTTCAGCGGCATAGCCCTGAAGGTATTGGATTACTTTGTCGTCTTTGATGGCGCTGGCTCGGAGATCAAGAACAGCCCGTCCACCAGCGCCAGAGAGTTCGACTTGTGCTGCATCGCCCACGCCGCCGGTTCCGGTAGTGCTACTCCCGACGAGCTCGCAGGTGGCAAGATTTGCCGCGGCGATCCGCACCCGGCGAGTACCAGCAGCGACATCAGCGCGCAGCCTGTCATTTTTGGCTTGTTCATCGGCTAATTCCTTCGTGTGTTTTGCATCCAGCTCCGCCAGCGCGGTTTGTGCCGCTTCGGTGCGCTTCCTCTGGTTGGTCAGGTCAATCACTGCCTGATCACTGATTTTCTTCAGCTCTGCAGTGTGGGTTGCTTTCAGCTTTGACACGTCGGCGTCCCAGCGCAGCCCCTCAATCCACCAGACCAGCGCGGCGGCCAGTAATATGGCAACAGCCGATTTCCAATAAGCCTTAAGCACAGCAGCGAACAATGATGTTTCCACGTCATGCCTCTCAGATGCTCAGCGCTTTCTGGGCAATTGCCAGACGAGCCTGCCGATCGGCCAGACCATTCACGCCACCGTTGATGCGTTTGGTCAGGCCCACAAAGTCGCTGGAGTCGGCAAAGCTGTTGCAGTTATTGGCTTTCCAGAACCAGCCCGCCGACCGCGCCGCGTATTCATCTTTAAGGAGCAGGTCAGGATCGGTGATTAGGTCGATGCCCAGCGCGCGGCCACAGGCCAGATAATTATCGAGGAACGTGATTTGTTTCAGTCCCCGTCCACGGAATTTATATCCGTCACCCGCCGCTTTGTTGCCATACCGGCCACCATAGGCAAGATTGGCAATGGCGCGTTGGCGCTCAACAGGCAGCGGACCTTCACCATTCCGGCGCCCAAGCTGTTCACGCTGTGATGCCGTGAGGCGCGTAAACACTGAAAGCCCGGCTATCGAATAGTTGAAAGACTCGACCAGGGTTTTAAATCCACCGGACTCATGCCCCACCTGCGCAATGAATGCTGCCTGACGCGCCGGGGTGGAAATGTCGAATTCAGCCATCGTGGACACCACATGCGGATACCAGCGCGCGGCTAAGTCGGCGCTGAGGGAAGCCGCCTTGGTAAATTGTTCTTTTGTCATTGTGGATGTCTCAGGGCGCTGAATAGTTTGGCGACGTTGCCACCGGTTCGATACACAGCAACGCAGATGATCGCGTTGATTGCGAAAGCCGCCCAGTGGGTGCTGGTGTAGTGATCGAACATGAATCGGAGCGGAACCGTCGCATATGCCAGGATCAGCAGGTATGCCAGCCATGAAGCCCATGTCCGATGGGTAGCGCCCTTCTTACGGAAGAAGCTGAGGCGAATGACAACCAGGCTGCAAAGCACTACGTTGCCAATCACCAGCGGGTCATTTATTACCACTGTTCCCCCTCCACCGATCAATCAGTGATGTTGGGTTTTTCGCTCTGTTGCTCGCAAAGGTCAGCAGCTGAACTGCTATTGCTGCAATGATTAACGCGCCCAGAGCATCCAATGGTTTATCGCTGTATCCGAGCCATGAAGATAATTTCGAACCCGTCACGCCAGCCCCGAAAAGCCCTACCATGAAGGACACACAGAAATAAGAGGCCCGGCGAAGAAGAGTAAGGTCAGTGGCTGAGGTGACATAGAACATGGCGCCAGCAAAGGAACCGAAAACTACGCCATAGTCCAGACCGCTAACCCATCCGAATATACTGACGCCAGCAAGTGCCACAGTGGCACCAGCAGCGCCAGACAATGGATCAGACATTGATAAACCCCTTATCGCTGTTGGTGTCCTCACAACCGAATTGAGGGCATAAAAAAGGCCCGCCTAAGCGGACCGCAATTTGTTTACTTTTTGGTTCTAAAAACTTTCGTGAAAAGCCTTACGATCCAACTAGGTTTTTTGGCTAAATTAAACTCTTGTTTAACCATAACCTTCGCTATTTCTTGAGAAAAACCTTTATCTGTCAGAATCTTAATTCTTCTTTTGCGCTCTGAGATATCTAATCTTTTATTTAATATTAAAAAAACAGTCGGATATATCAGTTTAATCATCGCAACAATAAAGAGAAATGTTGTCATTCCTCTGTAATGTTGAATAATTTTAAAAAAACACTCCTGCACCCACTCAATCATTATAAATTCTCTGGAATAGTAAGGTATCGCCACTATCCCAGATAAAGCGGTTAGATTGAATCTCAAACATGACGGTTGAGTAGTATGTGCATATTCTAATTCCATACCACTTTTCGCAGTGGCCGCGCTCATGCCCTTGAGTGTTCTGTCGCTCTCCGCCGCTAATAACCGGTGCTCGTTTGGCGTTCGAGCTGCTCTACCGGTATGTCTTTTTCTTTATTAACCCTCACCAGCGCATATTGCAGTTCGGACCTGCATCTGGCTCCCACTATGGGGACTCGGAGCAGCATCACTACTGCTGCGTTGGCTGACGCCTGCGGTCTATCCGTTTACTGGTGCATTTTACTATCCTCCAGAAACGACAAAGCCCCGGCGAGTGCCGAGGCTTGATATCAGGTATAATTTTCCATCATTGGGATAAATCTAGCCAGATTCGGCAACTTTTGCAACGTCTAAATCACTGGGTTACCTTTTTAAATTCCGACTCTGCTGCCGACTCCTCAATGAAGCATTTGGTTATTAGCTTTTCGTAAAATGGTTTCCAGCTGTTGTTCCACGTTCTCTCTGGCAGGTCTGGGAGCAAAGCTTTCACGGCGCGGTGCGCTACTGACGCTGGCAGGCGGGAATAACCAACACCATGACAGCGCGGGCATTCCTTTTCTACCGGCAGCCCCATCAGAATCGACTTCTCCCGATCGACTACTTTTCCGGTCCCGTTACAACGGCATCGGCTCGATATAACACCCTTTCCTTTGCACGGCTGGCAAATGACATCAACTATCTCTTCGCCTTCCGTTTTAGACTTCATTTCATCGCGGTAAAGCAGGCCTAAATTGCCCGGCAACGCCTCAAGATATTCGCGACGGTCAATTGCCAACTGATTTATAAAGGTTCTCTTCTCTTTCAGAAAACCGGTACCGGAACAGCACGGACAATCAGACGTGGCCGCTGCCGACCGCGCATAATCTTCAAACGCCATTGTGGCCATAATGCGGAGACATTGGGCCATGCGGCGCCCGGCGACCTTCCCGATATGCTTGGGCGCGTGTTGTTTGGCGTACTGAGTAAGCATGCCGATCGCTATCGCACGGTCCTGATCGCTGATCCCTGCTTTTGCCAGGAACAAGCGCAGCCCGAATTCAGCGCCGCTCTGCGTCATGCCCAGCGCCGCCATAATGTCAGTGATATTCAGCGCATCACTCGCGGTAGCGCGGGAACTGTCGCTGATTGACAGGCCTTTCGGAGAAAAATGCTTCAAAATCGTTTCAAGGTTCATGCGGTCTCCACACTTATTTTGCTTTGCCGGTAGCGATAACACCCATCGCCAGCGCGCGGTCTAATGTCGTCAGTAACAGATGTTCCTGTGTACCGTGTTCTGCTTCCCAATCCTGGGTATTCGCATGAAGGGAGTCATGACACCGTCTGCACAGCGGGATCACGAACAGGTCATGCGCTTTTGTCGCCATTCCACCAAATCCGTTGCCGGTGATGTGGTGCGGATCATCAGACCCGTTACCACAGGCACAGCATGGCTGGCGCTTTACCCACTGGGTGTATTTCGTGTTCTCGTACCGGCGGCGCTTCGGGCGCAGCATGTAGGACTCGTTCGTCTCCGGATCGACAGCCAGCGCCAGCACCGGTTTGATGTTGCTTACCAGCGCCTCTCGCGGTTCTTTCTCATAAGGGTTGGTGTCGGATTCTTTCATCTGGGTACCAGGTACACGGTATTTCACGCCCAGAGCCTCGCAAATGATTTCCTCCGGCAACTGTGTGGCCAGCCCCTTACTCGTTGCCCACCAGCACAATTCCGGTAAAGTCAGGCGGTGGCCGTCTGGTAGCCGAGACCTCGCGCGGATTGCTTCTGTCACGAATTCAGTGACGTTCGCCAGCGCCGCGGCGTCCAGTTTGGCTGATTCTTTGTCGCGGTATTCATTGTCGTGAGACCAGCACAGGGACACCATGCCGCGCGCCCGGCGCACCTGCACCAGCTCATGATGATGATATTGACCGCCGAAGTCGGTGCACTGACAGCCGCGGTTACGCTTAACCCAAAGCTTCAGCGCATCCCAGCCACCAGCCAGACCAATCACGCGCTCTGACGAAAGAAAGGGCGCGAGACGCGGATCACGCGATAACGGCTGAGCCTCTACCGGTACCAGACCGTCGGGCACGCCGCGCAGGTCTGCTGGCTCGTCGGTGATCAGCAGACGTTTACCGCTAAAGTGCTGCAGCATGTCGCCCGGCGGCCGCAACAGCACGATCCCCAAATCCCTCTGTGGGTATGTCTTTAGTAATACTCTCACGCGGCGTTCTCCTGTTTCTTCCGAAGATATTCAGCCCACAATCCGGCAATCCATTGGATCCCCTTGGGAGTAAAACGAGCCTGACGGAACGCATGCTGATTGGCCGGGTTTGTGCCGGTCTTCATTTCGAACCGACCAGCATCGGTGTGCATGCTGTATGGCGTAAATTGCCCGTCTTGCCGGTATACGATTTTTTCATCGATCATGAACAACCTGAATTCTGGCTCTTTTGCCTTGAGCAGCTTGCACACAGAACGGAAACCCATCGAACCTTTGGCAATGACATACTGATCAACGAATTCCACTTTCGGCGCCGCCAGCGCCAGTTGAGATTCAAGAACCTGTTTTTCCTCTGCCAGATCAGCAGCGAGGCGTAGCGCTTCAGGTAGTGACTGCGGAACCTGAGTCTGTTCTTCCAATTTCTGCCAACGGTCAATAACCGCCGCCGTAAACTGCGGAGACAGCTGAGCGACCAACACCAGAGAATCACGTTTATTGAACCAGTATTCCTGATATTCCTGACCGTTTTGCTCATGCAAATAGGGGGTGTGCGCCAATGGCGCGCTTAAAATTCCACCAACTACAAGCCGTTCAGCCGAGCGCTTCACATCGCTGTGCTTACTTTGCACCAGCGCCGCTATCTCTCGGCTCGACATCGTTACCACTTTTCCTGTCAGCAAACTGTTCGACATAAATACCCCACACGTTAAACCGGCTGCACACCGGCAGGTTTGAAATCAGTGATTGTTAATTCAGCTCTTCCCAACTTTGTTACAGGTCCCCACTCAGCAGATATCCGTTTAATTTGGCTATCGTCTGCCCACACGCCCGCGTGTGTCAGGCTGTCGAACAGTGCTTTGAAGAAATTATCCAGATCGCGCTTTGCACGGTTCGGCGGGTACAGGATGACCGTGACCTGCACATCCTGCTGTAATGGCTGAGGGCGGCGGCGCAGCTGTTCATACACCGCACCGATGGCGTTTGACCGATAGATTCTCCCGCGTTCGCTGATCTTTGCCCCCTTACCGGGTGAGCGCCAATAACCATTCATGCTCGGTGGGAATGGGAGTGTGAGATTCATTCAGCCACCTCGGTAACCGCTACGTTGGTGAAGTGAATTTCGCTATCGAACGGAAGCTCACCACCCAGATATAGAACCGGTCCGAAGGTCTGCATTAATTCCCATATCTGAAACTTTGAATAACCTTCTGAATCGACTGCGGGAGGCGTGAAGTCAGGCAGGCTTGGCGCTAATACCTGAAGCTTTTCACGCTGGGATTTCATGACAGCCAGGCCAAATTCGTTCAGTTTTACTTTGACGCAGTTATTTATATTTACCGTTCCCGTTTTCACTATTTCACCTCCCCTGCTTTGAGCAGGCTATTCAGCACAGCATCGGCATGATCAAGCGCACTATCGTGATCCGACGGGCAAAGCTCGCCAGTAGGTGATGCAGCCTTGAGATAGCTGCGATAGGCATCAAGCCAAATTTTCTGAAGTTCGTTCACGCTGCCACCTCCGACGTTGAATTGTTAAGGCGCGCCGCCTGCCAGCGGATTTGCTCAAGGAATGCCTCCCCCTGCGCCAGCAGCTGTTCTCTGCTGACATAACTGATTGCCGGGCCACGCCATGTCTTATCAAACACGACGATCGCGCCAGCAAAGAAAGCGCCAGTCGGAACCTGGTCTTTATCTGCAGGCACAAACCAAGATGGAGCATCAAAACCAATACGCCCGCGAACAAATGAGACGTGATCCGCGCCTTCTGGCCACCATGTTTCTGACGTTGCTGCTTTAATCAAGAACACGTAGCGGCCACCCAGCTCACGCATCTGGAATGCATGATTGATGATATGGCTCATGCCGGTAATGTATTGACCATCGTGTTTGCTGGCTCGGGAGTAAGGGGGATTAGCAAATGCAGCACCATTCAATTCACTTAAGCGAGCTGACCAGTCCTGAGTGATTGCATTGTCTTCGGCGGTATAGAAAGCCGGGCATTTGCTGTTTTCACCATCGGTAAAGAGATCGAGAACCAACGGGCCGAACATGGCATTGATACCCCAGAAAAGTGAGTCCGGCGTGCGCCATTGATCGCCAACTTCTTTCAATTTATGGGCTGGCTTATCACGCAACTCATGCAACGCCAGCACATATTTGTTACTCAGCGCGGTTGAATCCGACTCGGCTATTTCGCTAACATCTTCAGTTACGATTTGTTCTATGGACTCAACGCTTATGTATATCGCCATATCAATACGGGTTCCTATCCATGCCATTACCGGTACAGCCATACTGTTTCCAATCGCTTTATAACGTGGTCCGTCTGGACATTTATCAGCGGACTTTCCACGCCAAGGGATCAGGGTGTGGTTGTCGGGCATGCCCTGAAGGCGTTCACATTCAACGGGCATCAGGCGGCGGACCTGCATTCCAAAAGCAACTGCACCAACATTTATGCCTGCGCGGCCTCCGCTCGGCGTGAGTAATGCGTTGGCCGTTCCATCTTGCCTGTACTCAAAGCTGGACCCATCTGCACGACCACGGACAGAAAGAGTGAATGGTTCGAGAACACACGGAATACCCTGCCCCGGCTTTCCGCCGCCAGTAGATAATGCGCCGGTAATTTCGCCATCTTTTCCTTCGTATCTGACCTCACTGCGGCTATTTTCAGCAAAAGCCACGATCGGTTGCCCCCTGCCTGTACCATCTTCTGACCCATCGAATCCTTCACCTTTTAGCGTATGGGTAACATCACCTGTGATACACACTTCCAAGCTTTCATGGTCGGCACCAGCCTTGGCACGTAAAGCGCTAATGCCTTGCACAAAAGATCCATGACCATTGGAACTATAAGTTTCAGTAACGAGAAGTCCGTTCTCTGCGTCTTGCTGAGTGGCTGAACCAGCAGCCTTGCCATTGTTCAGCAAAGTTCCCGCAACTAAATGACCAGCTTGTGCTTGGTTGTCATCTGCACCACATGTTCCAACGCCGTTTGCAGTAAGAGCGGCAACTGCCGGTTGCGATTTTCGGCTCGGCGGAGTATCCCGGCGCACGCTTTCGAACTCAAAAAGTATTGAGGCGGGATCGACGTCCTGACGAGCACTTGCGACAACGAACACACGTCGGCGGCGTTGGGCCACTCCGAAAAATTGAGCATCAAGGGTTCGCCAGGCAATAGTCCTTTCTGGTCCAGACACACAACCTGCGTTCGCCCATTTTCTCCCTGCTGGCTGCAACTCACAGCTTTCGCCGGCAAGTGCTCCCAAAAAGCACCCGAAGGCATTGTCTTTACTTGAGAGGACTCCGGGCACGTTTTCCCAGACGATGATTGCGGGCTGTTGTCCGTTTTCGCGACGCTTGCTGTCAATGGCATTGGCTAATTCCACATATGAAAGGGTTAATTGCCCGCGGGCATCTTCAAGTCCTGCACGTAGTCCCGCGACGCTGAAGGCCTGGCATGGTGTGCCGCCGACAAGTACGTCTGGTGCCTCAACATTTCCCGAAGAGATTGCCGCGGCTATTTTGGTCATGTCACCAAGGTTGGCTACTTCCGGCCAGTGGTGTGCAAGTACTGCTGACGGGAATGGTTCGATCTCAGAGAACCATGCTGGCTGCCAGCCCAGCGATTCCCATGCACAGCTGGCCGCTTCAATGCCGCTGCATACAGATCCGTATCGAATATTCATGCCTTTCCCCTTCCCTGACGTACTGCCCACAAATTACGTTCAAACTCAGCATTGATTTCAGCCGGGGTTTTCACTGTTGCTGATGGAACTGCCAGGCTGTACTTGCGCGGATTGGTCAACGTATGAATCAGATGCACGTTAGGACGCTTTCTCAGTGCGATGATTGCGCCATGCACTGCTGTCTTGTGCGGAGTAACGCCTGTTCTGGCGGTGATCTGGGCTTCAATCTGTGCCGATGTACGCGGGGTGTTATCGCGTTGTAGCTCTTCGAGAACTAACTCTGGGTATGATTTCATGCTGCTTTCACTCCCTGCTGGCGCTGGGCGCAGTCTTTCCAAATCTGGTTCCAGCGCGGCTGTGAATACGCAGGCCCCATGTTTCTTACGTTCGCTCTGTCCGCTTCTACACGGACCATTTTCTCCAGCTCACTCGGCTTTTTCGTTGCCCCGACGCCAGAGGTAAAGCGGCGGTATGCTGCGTCCCGTTCAGCAGAATCGACGGTGGAGTCATTTCCTGTTGCGGTGGCTTCGCTGGAACAAGCCGGGCGGCCAGCGGCGTCCCATGCTTTGGCTGCCAGCAGGTTGGAAGAGAACTTTTCGGAAGAGAAAATCTTTGCAGGGTTCAGGCCGCGCGCATACTTCGTGCCGAGCCAGCTGGCAACAAGGTGATCAACAACAACCAGCATTTCAGCCTTGGTCGCGGTAGCGTTACGCAGACGGGCGCGGATGTGTTGCAGGTTGCCGTCTGTGGTTTCGAACTTCACGCTGGTCAGGTTCGACAGGTGCTGAATGATTTCAGTGGCTTCTCTCGTCAAACGTTCAGAAATAAATCCCTCCCCGTGTGTCGGCGCAGCCGGCGGACAAGAGGGTTTTATGATCTGTTTGTTTTGATCTGAGTAATGATCTGTATAGAGATAGGATTCCGCACTTTCGCGGTTTCCATCATTCCGCACTTCTGCGATTTCCGTTCCGCACTTCTGCGATTTGGATCCCGCAACTTCGCGATTTGGATTCCGCACTTTCGCGGAGTCCAAAGAGGACGGGAATATTTTAGCGATTAACGCATCACCATCAACGCGATAATGCATCGTTGGAGTGCCGTTTACTTTCCGGCTTTTGGTCTCAATTATCCCAGGGAAATACTTCGTGCACAGTTTATTGGTCAGGCGAGAAACCTGATCTTCACTGAGCCCCTCTAAATCATCACCCATTTCTTTGTGGCTCTTATAGAACCAACCTTCGCCAGCAGATGAATCGACGCCAGACCAAAAGACAATTTGATTTAAAATCGCGCCGAGAACATACGCCTGCTGATCACCAGCAAAAAAGCGAACGTACGGGCGAGGAATAACAATCGCATTCCTCTGGCCTGAAAGAGACTGAACAACATCAAATATCCGGCTCATCAATCAACCTCTCAAACCGCGATCGGAATAACTCAACCGGCTGTGCGCACTCATGCGGGTAACCGGCGCGCATGAAGATGACTCTGCCGCCCGATCGGTCGAAGCCCACGACGTGTACCACAACGCCCCGCCAATCCTTGTAACGCCGGTCCAGCTTTTGGATTTCTTCAGACATGCGCTCACCTTCCGGCTGTGCTCACAGACGTAACCTACCCACCAAGCGGCGAACTGGTAGTTGCACGCGATCCAGCGGTTGCCTATCATCACTTCGTACGAAAGAGAGCCAGCGGCACCGCCAGTCGCTACACAGCGGATTTGCGGAACTCCGGCTTTTATGAGTAAACTGTTCATGCGTTAATTACTCCACACTGTTTAGTTGATGCGACCGACGCCCCGAGCTGCACACTTGGGGCGTCACCTTTTCCAGCCTTCTTTCTTGAAAGTAATGAAGTTAACGCCTGTACTTCTTCCTCGCGGGCGATCATGTGGCGACGATGATAAAACTCGATTTCCTCAGCCTCCTTATCATCAATAACCCCATCCTCGAGTGCTTCTTCGATTATCTGGTCAACGTGACCACGAGCAGCAGCTGTCCGGACCGCTCTCGAATACAGGTCAACGCGGTCCAGCTCTTCAAATTTTGGTCGGTCAACCAGCAAACATCCGCGACGCTTGGCGAAGTAATCGGCGAGCAGATTTGTATTTGAAAAGTCTTCCATGGCTTTAAGCTCATCCAACTCAAAGAAGCGACATCCATTCTTTTGATAAAGCTTGTTGTCGAACTTTGTTTCGGAGATACCCAAAGCGCCAGCCATTGCAGAACGACCTCCGGGGAATGCTTTGCACATCGCTTTAACTGTTGATTTCAGGTCTACCATTTCGATTTTCCTTCGGTAGTTATGCTTGGGGCTGGGTTGAGGTAATATTTTCAGCAACGACAGAACTACCCAAAGAGGCAAGGATTTCATTTACTGAAATCTCACCCATAGTTGCTTTTACAATCGCTGGTATGTAATGAGCCCGAATGCCACCGCCGAAAAGCCACTTGCTTACAGCAGACTGGTCAACGCCCACTCGACGAGCCAACTCTGATTGCGAACCGGCAATGTTGATTGCCTTCTGAATAACGTCGTTCATGTTCCATTCCTTAAGGCATAATGAAGCATAAATATGACTTGGGTAATAGAAAAAGTCAATGACCTAGGTGATTTGACTGGTGATGACGTAAGGAATATTTTTCAGGCATGAAAAAACTATCTGAACGACTTAACCACGCGATGACTGAGCTGGGCATTAGCTCTCAAACCGAGCTGGCTCGGCGTTCTGGTGTCCAACAATCGATTATTTCTAAAATACTTTCTGGGAAAAATGAGACATCGAAGTTCTCTGGGAGACTGGCTGCGGCATTGGGGATTAGTGCTGATTGGCTGATAAACGGTGTTGGCTCAATGCAAGGCTCGGATCGAGCGGAGCTGAAGAAAATCGACGTTTCTATGCAGGTAGATGTATGGGACGAGAATGGGCAAACCGGTGATGCAGTGCTTTGGATGGAGCAACTTCCTAAACATTTCCGAGCCTACATCATGAAAAAGAATTCAGGGGTTGCTGAAGCGCCAGCTGGGGCCATTGTTGTTGTTGATCCAACAGCAAAGCCTGGTAACGGGGAACTAATTGTTACTAAAATTCATAATGAGATTTCAACCTATCGATTTCTTGAAGGCGGCAACGGCCTTGGTTTTTTAGAGGTTGATGACACTCGAATTCCATTATCAGAGATCACTGACCCATCCTGCATTCTCGGCGTTGCAGAACAAATATTTGTCCGCAAATTGCGCAAATAAACAATCTCCTCATCATCAACCAGGGTATGGTCATAGCCGCCTTGGTTATTTTTCTTAAGTAAAATCCCCATCCCAAACCCACCCTGTTTGATCTTCATTCGTAAATCACATTTTTCATCTCATGTGCCGAACTACTGTATATTTATATAGTAAAACACCTCATGCGCACTTGGTAACGTTTTTTTTAAAAATATTCACACCCTCACTTATTACCTATGTAATAAATATTTTCTATGACTTATTGACACTACTTATTACTCAGGTCATAGTTATCCCATCAGCAGCACAACGTTAAGAGCACTGGTTGTTGAGCGTCTCACTAACAATCAACCTTCTGAACCACAGAATCAGTGCTCTTAACGTTGTGCCAAGCATCCGGTGATGGCAGGGCTCCTAACCCTGTTGCGGGTTCAACTCCCGCCGCCCGACCAGATCGACGTGGAACTCGATAATTGCTGTGTGTAGTTGTCTTTCGGCGGTGGCATGACTCTTCAACCTACCCAAGGGGGAGCGAAGATAATGTTCTGATCATGACCACCGCCAATTTTTTCGCAGACATAGACAAGGGTTCGCTGGCCCCACCAGCACACCCAGTGCGTAACCGGTGGCCCTTTTCTATGTGTGTGAGTAATTTCCCGCGGTGTGCGCCGCGATAACGAGGGCATGAAAATGACTGAAAGTCGTATGACCAACGTCCCGGAGTTTCTCTCCGAACTGGACGCCGGTATTTTCGAAAACAAAATCGCCGCTGCGCTGAATGCCGCTGCTCTGGGCGTTCTCAACAACGGCGGTAAAGGCAAAGTGACCATCGAGATTGATGTTTCCCGCATCAGTAATTCGATGGAAGAAAAACGCGTAATGCTGGCTCACAAACTGAAGTTCTCAGCACCAACGCCGCGCGGGAAAACGTCGGAAGAAGACACGACCGAAACCCCGATGTACGTCGGCAAAGGCGGCAAGCTGTCCATCATGCAGGAAGACCAAGGCCAGCTGTTCACAATTGCGGGTGCTGCTGACGGCAAACTCCGCGACGCGCGATAACCATCGCATTAAACCTTCTGAAAAAGGAAATCGTTATGTCTCAAGTTTTAGACGCATCAGCAATAAAAGAAGTCCGCGACATGTCTTTTTCGACGCTGCTGGAAGAGCGTCTTTCCTCCGCTGATTGCCCCGCTGTAGCTCTGCCAGAGTCAGTGCGCATTCATTCTCTCGAAAGCCTGCATGATGGCCGCTTTCGCTTCCGCGGGAAAATGGAAACTGCCAGCATTCACGACTTCTGCCGCTACTGTAAACAGTATGCAGGTGCTGGCGTGCGCAGCTTCATCAATGCCGACAACATGGCAGCGGTGACAGTATTCAACCTCGGCACACTGGATATGCCAGGACACGCCGATAACACCGCTGTACTGAAGCTGAAACGCACTGCCCCATTCCAAGCTTTGCTAAATATCAACGGTGCCAAAAACTCACAGAAAGATCTGGCCGAGTGGCTGGAAGACTGGTCTGAATTCCTGATTGCTTTCACCGCTGACGGCGAAGTGCTGGACATCAAGAAAGCGATCGGCGGCGTTCGTAAGATCACCATCGAAGCATCCAGCTCGGCGGATCATGAAGACAGTGATTTCGGTGCCAAACGGTCAGTAATGGAAAGCGTGGAAGCGAAAAGCAAAGAAGTCATGCCAGCGGCTTTTGAATTTAAGTGCGTGCCGTATGAAGGTCTGGGTGATCGCCGCTTCCGCCTTCGCTACAGCGTCTTGACCGGCGGCAATGCTCCGGTGCTGGTTCTGCGCATTGTCCAGCTGGAAACCGAAGAAGAGCATATGGCTACAGAGTTCCGCGAACTGCTCGAAACCAACTTCACCGACGTAGAAGTTGAAACCTTCATCGGTGAATTTAAAGCCTGATAGCGCGGCCTTAAATGCCCTGACCCGCTGGGGCATTTAGTGAATCGTTATTAATGAAATTAAATTGCCATCACTGGCAAGGGATTCGTTCACGCCGAAATCAGCATAGGGGTTATTTCATGAAAATTGATATCGCCTTTTTTCTGGCTCTCGGCGTGGTTATGGCAATCACTTATTTAGGAATGCAGCCATGAAACTTATTCAACCGATAACACCAGAACGCAACGCCGATAACTTGGGTTTTTGGACTCACCCTGATTTCTTCGAACCTGCCAACGGTAACGAATACCCAGCGCCAGGCGAATTTGAAGCATGGGCAAAAGCTCACGCCGTCGAAGTTTACACCTTGGCGATGGAAGCCGATCCAGGTGCTGATGATATTCAGCTGGCTTGGGAGGCTGGCGAATCAGACGTGTCAGCGTGGGCGCCAACGCCACCGCCGGGTGAAGGTTGGTTCTTGGTTTCTATTCACGATACTGAAGACGGCCCATACAGCGTGTGGCTGCGCAGCATCACCGAAGAGCTTCAAGAAATAGCACGTCTGAAGTCTGATTTTCTGGAAAAGCATCAGGTGGCGATCACCGCTGCACACGAATATTTCAAAGCCTGCCCTGTAGGTAATGAGCGCAGCACTGCTTACCAGATTTATGAGGTTCTGCGCACAGCGACGAGGGTCGGATAATGAAAGAGCGCCCTATTTTATTCAACGCTGAGATGGTTAAGGCCATTCTCAGCGGTCGCAAGACCCAGACGCGGCGTGTTATCAAACTGCCCCTCATCGATAAGAATATAGGGTGTGAACTTGCCGGGAATGAATTGGCTGGTGAGGTTAAAGCTGGCGATTACAGCAACTTCCCGCTGGGTATGCCCGGAGACCAGCTATGGGTCCGTGAGACGTGGGGAGTGGTTAGCCACGAATTTGACGACGATGGCATGATGATTGATTGGAAACCGGATAGACCGGCAACAGCCATCCACGAGCTTCCTTTCGGCAAGGGATATTATTCCGGCCATGCCATCTATGCCGCCGATGGCAGTTTCACATGGGGCGATGATGACGGGTACGAAGATGGCCGGTCTTGTTGGAAGCCATCGATTCACATGCCTCGCGCAGTAAGTCGGATACAGTTGGAAATAACCAATGTAGGCGTTCAGCGGCTTCAGGACATTAGTTCAGGTGATGCTGTCCGCGAGGGTATTTGCCAGCTTCCGGCTTCTGGCCGCTACTGCATCAACCCCGGTGACCAGTATTTCGGTGGTGCAAGCCACAGCGCCAAAGAAGTTTATTCCTGGTTGTGGGAGTCGATTTACGGCGAAGGCAGTTGGCAGGCTAACCCGTGGGTCTGGGTGATCGAATTCGAACGTATAGCGCCAGCAGGGGAGCAGCCATGAAAGTGTACATCGCCGGGCCGATGACCGGCCTGCCGCAATTCAACCGCCCTGCTTTCCTCCAGGCTGCGCTGAATCTGTCATTCGAAAAGCATGTCCCGCTTAATCCGGCGATCCTGCCTGACGGCCTGACCGAAGCTGATTACATGGCCGTCGGCATTACGATGCTGCAGCGTGCAGATGCAATCTTCCTGCTGACCGGCTGGCAGTTCAGCGCAGGCGCCAGAGCTGAACATGCGCTGGCCTTGAAGTTGGGTTTGGAAGTGATCGAACAGAGGGGTAGCAATAATGGCTGACCGTTTCTATATGGCATGCCTGCGCGACACTGTCGGCAACAACATGTCGTTCCACTGTCACAACGGGCAGGGTTATGCCTCTGATATCAATAAAGCCCACGTTTACACACTGGAAGAAGCTCAAAACAGTTGGAATCGTGGCCGCGATATCGACCTGCCTGTTTCTGCAGATGCAATCGACGCCGCCGCTGTTTGGCATGTTGATCATCAGCACATTCCGGGTGAAAGCGTTCTCGAAGTAGGTTGCGAACGTTACGTGGCTTTTGTGAAAGGCAGGTGGAACGGGAATGATGTTTATTGGCTGTCAGATCTGCTGCCGACCGATGATTTCAGCAAGGCCAGAGTTTTTGCCCAGCCTGATACAACCGATAGCGACCTGGTCTGGTTACCGTTCACTACTGCTGACGCAGTGAAGCGCAGGACGTTCAACATCAACCTGCTCGACCGCCGAACCATGATTCAAGGTGCGGGCCTGCGCCAGCCTGACTGGTTTAAACGTCAGAAGCGCCGCAAATCATCAGGCAAGACCCGCTGGAACTGCCCATGCTGCGGAAAAATCAGCTGGCAGGAAAACCCTTACGACTTTGACGGCTGCCGGGACTGGGCATGCGAAGGACACCGATAATGAATGAGACAACCAGCAAGCCAATCCTCGATATGTGCTGCGGCTCCCGCATGTTCTGGCTCGATAAACAGGATGAGCGCGCTGGACAAAGCAACGTGGCGTGAAGACATCGCCGCAGGGTTCCGCGAAGCGTTCAGAGTGTTGCGGCCACACGGCACGCTCGTTTTCAAATGGAACGAAACGCAGATACCAGTTGCCCAGGTGATCGCGCTGACTGACCAGAAGCCAACAATCTGGCAGCGCACCGGCAAAGGCGACAAAACTCACTGGATCCTGTTTCTGAAGGAGGTTGCATGACTGAGAAAACGTACATCACCCCTGAATTTGTTCAGGGAATCATAGACGAACCAGGGATTCTTGGCCCGGCCATCGTTGAACTGGCAAATAAATATCTGTCACTCCTCGATCAGCTCGAAGCAGAACGCCAGCGGGCTGATGAGTATCGCGATTGTATTCGGGTTCTCGCTGACCAGTTATCAGTGAACGCGTTGCCGAAGGAAGTTATTGAAGCCGTTGCAGCGCTGAAAGGCGAGCAGGTGCCGGTGGCTAGCGAACTCATACCGGAAGGTATGAAATATTCGTCCGCTCTCCCTGAATTTGTCGGGGACAGCAACGAGATTTCTTCTTATCGCTGCTGGATTCATGCCAACACTCGAAAGGTTGCAACGCAGGAACAGGCGTATGCAGACGCGAAAGCCGTTTGTGAGCTATTCACCGCCCCGCAAAAGCCGGTCGTGTTGCCTGAAATTAACGAAGATTTAGTTGATATTCTTGGTCGACCTAATTTCACATGCTCTGGAATCGCTGGGCTTTTCAGAAGAAATGGAGCGGACATAAAGCGTAAATCTGAGAACGAGCAGGCTTTTGTCATTCATTGGCTTATTGGGGTTTATCTGACTCATGGCAGTGAGTGGCGTGCGACCGCAGAGGCAGAACTAAAATCTATTGCAGATAAAATAAAGGCCGATGGCTACATAGTCAAAACGGAGGGTAATCATGCTGAACCCTAAGCGCCTGGAAGAAGTTGCCTATGGCAGCGTTCGCCAAAGTGAGGAAGAAGGCCGTGAAATGGCTCGGACGCTCCTTACATTAATGGGATGCCGTCAATTCAATAGTGAAGGTGAACGCGAAGAGTTTGAACGGTTCATGGCTCAGCGCTTTGGCGACAGCATTGATCAGCGCCGCTGCCTGAACGGTGACGGTAACGATTATATGTCCTGGGATATGGCGGTTGCTCGAACAGTTTGGATGCACCTGTCCAGCGTCCAGACGAAGCCAGTGATCAACAAAGAAAAGCTCTGTGACTGGTTAGAAGATAATTTTGATATCGATGATAGCCAGCGCGACGCATTCGCTAATTGTTTTGCTCATCACTGCAACTGCATCGTTAAGGAAGGTAACTAATGAAAAAGATGAAAGAACCAATGTGGGCTGAAGTTAATTTTCCACCTGACGACTACAAATTTACGGCAGAAGAACTGGAATGCATTATCGCTGGGGACATGTTTACGCAGAGGCAGGATCGCATCATGGCCAGAGAGCTGCTGGCTTTACGCCGGGCGGAAGCGCCAGCCATAACACCTGACTCAGCGCCAGGCTTCATTCTGGATTTGATGGCACAGATTAAAGCGGCCAAGTCACCGGAAGAAGTCCGCGCCATTAAAGCCAATGTCCGTTTTGCTGATCTCGATGTTGCGGTGAAGACGTTCGACAAGGCAATCGAAAAACTTTCAAATCTGTAAGCCGGTGTGCAGCCGGCTATAACTAAACGTGTGGAGTGATTTATGGCGAGAACATTAACGTTAGATGAATGGGCTCTCGAAGAGTTCTCAGCGCCAGTACCAAGTCGAGCAACGTTGATGAGGTATGCCAAAAACGGAATGATTTACCCTCTTCCCGTTAAGGCTGGGCGATGCTGGCGCGTGGAAGCGTCAGCGCGCTTTATTGGCATGGCCGAGAAGCCCGAGATCAGCAAGGACTTAGATCCACGTTTAATGAGGATTCTCGAAGATGGCTCGTCCACGTAAATACAATGTGAATATTCCCGGACTTTCCTGCTATACCGACGCCAGAACCAAAAAGGTTTACTGGCGTTACAAACATCCGATTACTGGCAAATTTCATGGCTTAGGCGACAACGAAAAGGAGGCTCGAGCAATAGCTATCGATGCGAATATGAAACTGAATGAGCAGAAGATGGCAAATCTTATAAGAGTCAGAAACGATATCAGCAGGCAAACTGATAAAGGTATTACGGCAAACTCCTGGGTAGATAAATATCGAAAAATGTTGAACGAAAAGGTTAATAACGGAGAAATAAAACCCAAAACCGCAGCCGGGAAAGAACCGGCTCTAAAAGCATTTGTAGAACAGTGCGGCATCAAGCCTTTGCCTGAGATTGGCGCGCGCGATATCGCCAGCATTTTAGATATATACATTGAGCAGGGCAAAGGGAGAATGGCACAAATGGTGCGCTCCGTTCTCAGCGATCTGTTCAAAGAAGCTCAGCATATGGGTGAAGTCCCTGTGGGATATAACCCGGCAATTGCTACAAGACAGCCAAGGGCAAAAGTTACCAGGCAACGGCTTTCTCTCGATGAATGGAAAGCCATATATTCGAAGGCATCAGAGCAGCCTGCTTATGTTCGGCGCGGCATGATGATTGCGATACTCACCGGGCAGCGGGTCGGAGATATTGCGGCCATGAAATTCTCAGATATTTGGGATGACAAACTTCACGTGATCCAGCAAAAGACCGGGGCAAAGGTAGCGATCCCATTATCTATTCGCTGTGACGTTTTAGATATTTGTCTCCGGGACGTGATCGCCGAATGTCGTGATGTCGTCTTGAGTAAATGGATCCTGCATCATCACAGATCACTGAGTAACTGCGAACGCGGTGGCCAGTTGAATCAGGATACTTTATCTCGGGGTTTCGCTAAGGCTAGAGACCAGTCAGGTATTAAATTTGATGCTAATTCTCCCCCAACATTCCATGAGCAACGGTCTTTATGTGAACGCTTATATAGTGCTCAGGGGATAGATACGCAGAGTCTCTTGGGCCACAAAACCAGCCAGATGACAGAAAAATATCACGATGATCGCGGTAAGGAATGGAAGGAAGTGGCGGTTTAATTGTTATGCGGTTTTGCTGAGGAATTTTGCAGGGGTTTTGCAGGAGAGGTATTTTAATCAGAAATAACAGTATTTTACCCTCCTGCGCGGCTGTACCAGTGATAGCCGTCGAGCATCAGTTCGATATCCGGCCCGACCGCTTCACGCACGGCGGCGCAGGCTTGGATGTCTATTTTCGGGTCCGGCGCGAATGCCACCGGAGGCATCCAGGTGTGCAGCTTGATCGCCTGATAGCCGCGCGACACCAGCTTTTCGGCAAACTGCCCAAACTCGTCTGGCGTCGACAGCCCGCCTTTCAGCTCATCGCCGCACATGGTGCTGCCATAGGCCGGCACTTTTTCGCGGAATCCGCCCAGCAGTTTATGCACCGGCATATTCAGTTTGCGGCCAATTAAATCCCACAGCGCCTGCTCGACGAACGACAGCGCGCGCTCGGTCAGCTGGTGCGCACTGCCGCGTTGCCAGTGAACCAGATCCTGCCAAAGACGTTCGCGGTCGAACGGATTCTGACCAATCAGCACTTTTCTAAAGAAGGCATTGACCACGTGCGGACGTACGACTTCCGGCGGCGCGAACGAATAACCGCAATCGCCTTCATCGGTGGAAATGGTCAACATCGCCATTTTTGCCAGACTTTCTTCACCCGGATGTGAATGACCCGCGCTGTCTGAGACACGACGCGTCGGAAAAGTAAAAACAGAAACTTCAACAGAACTTATTTTCACAGCGATACCTGCCATTACTGAGAGAGTGACTGCCCGTCAGGGCGCTCCGGGATTACGGGTTCCGTCAGCTTTGTGAGCGCACTCACACTTCGTTAAAACCGCAATCCAACATTAATAAAATAGCGTTTCATTATTGAAGTTAGCCACTTTATTTGCACATTTCCACGGCTAAAAGCCGAAAATTTCGTCGTATGTTTGGGCATCTGCACGGGGGAATGTGAGCATTTTCACGAAAGCAGGGCGAAGTGTGATCTGTACAGGAAATAGGCGGAGTGATTGTGTGGGGATATCCCCACGATATCGTTGACGGATAAAGGAAATGTTCCCCGCAATAGCGCCGGGATGCCCCGGATTGAACTCACCGGCAAGATAACTTAGGATCGGCCCAATGGTCTGGCATGCGCCCGGTGACTTCTGGAGTGGAAAATGTTGCGAGTAATTGATACGGAAACCTGTGGATTGCAGGGTGGCGTTGTTGAAGTGGCCTCGGTCGATGTCGTGGATGGACAAATCGTCAACCCGATGAGCAATCTGGTGCGCCCCGATCGCCCTATCAGCCATCAGGCGATGGCGATCCACAAAATCACTGAGGCGATGGTAGCCGACAAACCGTGGATTGAAGAGGTGATCCCCCGTTATCACGGCAGCCCTTATTATGTTGCCCACAACGCCAGTTTCGACCAGCGGATGCTGCCGGAAATGCCGGGTGACTGGATTTGCACCGTCAAACTGGCACGCCGCCTGTGGCCGGGGATCAAATACAGCAACATGGCGTTATACAAATCCCTCAAGCTCGATGTGAAAACCCCCGCGGAACTGCATCATCACCGCGCGCTGTTTGACTGTTACATCACCGCTGCGCTACTGATCCGCATCATGGAGGAATCAGACTGGACGCCGGAAGAAATGGTCGGCATTACCGGGCGTCCCGCACTGGTTACTACCATGATGTTTGGTAAATACCGGGGTAAGAAGATTGAGGAAATTGCACAAGACGATCCCATGTACTTACGCTGGATGTTGAATAACATCAAAGAGTTAACGCCAGATTTGCGGATGACGCTCAAGCATTACCTTGACGTCTGA